GCGTCGTCGATCAGCACTGGACGGTTGAGTACGTCAAGGGGGTTGGTCGGCGTCAGCGTGCCCGTGGGGCCGAGCGTGGCCGTCCGCGTCATCGGGAGCCAGTCGACGACTTGGTCCTGGGTGCAGAACACCGCGAGGCGTTCCGTACTCCACGAGTCGATCATCTGGTTGAGCGCTTCCAGCGCGTCTGCCGAGGTGGCCGCCGAAGGAACTTCGCCTTCGGCCAACTGGCCGATCAGGCTGAGTGCGCCGTTAATCTGGTCGCCCGCTGTCGTCATCGTGTGCGTCCTTCACAGCGGGGCGTCGCCCGCGACGTTTCGCTACCAGCCCGTTAACGGGTTCTGCCGCGTCTGACGACTGCGTTTCGGGGTCATACCGCATCCAGCCGTTGGTTTCATCATATTTCGCTTCCGCTTCCATCGTGGCAACTTTGGCGCCGTGGACCGGATGGGTGAGGTAGATGGGGGGCATACGCGCTCCAAAAAGACGGGCGGCAATATGCCGCCCGTTCCGTTATGCGATCAGATTGAGCGCCTGGAGACGGCTCTCAAGCTGAGACACGCGGGCTTGGAGGTTAGCGATAACCGCCAAGACCGTGTTGCCTTCATCCTTGGTGACAAAGCCGAAAGCGCTGGCGTTGATCAGGTCTTGAATGGCGTAGTCCGGCGTACCGGGGGCCGTGGACGTGATCGACGTAAGCTGCGTGGTGAGCGCAGCACCCTTGGCGGCGTAGGTCGGGTTGGCGATGGTTGCGCCGTCAAGGTACGGGTCTTCGTACGCGACGCCGACAGGCTTGGTGTTGGGCATGACAATCTCCGTAGAGCTAGACCCCGGCGGTTAAGCCGGGGTCAAGTCGATTAGGCAACGCGGTACAGAACCCACGCCCCGGCACCGGTCTTGCGGGCCACAAGCATTGCGCCCGTGGTGACGGGGATAGTCATGGTCAGCGAACCGGTGATGGTCCAGCCCGTGCCAGCGGCGATGATCGCCGTGCCCGAGGAGGTGCCGAGGTTGACCACGCGGAAGGTGAACGAAGTGCCCACCTTGTCCGAGTTGGTCAGCGCTGCCTCAAGCAGAGCGACCGTGGGCAGAGTGTAGGTCTGCGCCGCAGTCACGCCGCTGTTGGCGAGGATCAGGCCGTTGAGAACCTGCGTAGCGGTGAGCGTGGCCGTAGCCGTCACCGAGATGGGCGCGGGGATGGCGTCGATCAGCGGCTCGTCAAGATTGCCGTCGCCGATCTGGTAGCCGCCGCCGCCGTTGGGAAGTGCCATGTCGAATTCCTTTCAAACAAGATGCCCCCGGCGTCAGCCGGGGGCGAATGCGGTTAACCCCAGAGACGGCAAGCCATCTGCGGACGGATGGCGCTGTAGCCGTACAGGACGTCAATACGACAGGGCATCCGGTCGTTGTTGATGTCGTACTGGCGCACGACGCGCAGCGAGATACCGTTGTGGACAGCACGCGAGGCCATATCGACGCCCTGCGGGAGCAGAAGGTCGGCGGTGGCGAACGTGATGGCGTCCTTGTGGTAAATCATGTTCTGCGCGTACTGCGTCGAAGGCGCGCCGACGAACACCACAGCCTTGCTGTTGGCCGGCAGAGTGTTCACCGTTGCGAGCGCGTGGCCGGCCGAATAGATCGGCGCCACGGTCACGGTAGCGGTGGTGGTGACAGTCGAAGACGCCAGCGCAACGAACTGGAACAGCGAACCCGTGCTTTCACGGGTCTGCGGGTTGACCGCGAAGCAATCCGCGACCGTGAACACATCGCCGACCGCGATGGTTTCGCCCGAAGCGACCGTGAGCGTCAGCGTGGTAGCGCCTTCAGCGGTCACGGCAGCGCCCATGACGGTGCCCGTGGCTGCGCGGGTGCCGGTGGTGTGCTGCTTGATCGACTGCGACATGTTGACTTCGTCAAAGCCCAGCACGCCGGTGCCCATCATGCCGTTCTTGAACTGGCGGCTGACGGTGTCGGTCGGGTTGAACAGACCCTTCATACCCTCGACCAGACCGGCGTTGGCGGCCGGGTTCACGGTCGCGTAGCGCTGGTTCATGATCGCGGCGTTTTCGTTCAGCTTCTGCTGCGCCTGAAGCAGCACCAGCGAGGTGCCCGGCGTGGTGCCCGGCGTGCCGACCGAATTGCCGATGGTCTTGTAGGCGTTGGCGACATCCGCGTCGATGCTGGACGCAAGCTGCGAGATACGCGGCTTGAGAACGCGTTCGGCGAAGTCGTCAAGCTGCATGGTCAGTTCGGCCGACGTGAAGTTGACGCCGATGTGCTTTTGGTTGGCGACGGTGAGCGTGGTGAACTGCTCGTTGTCGTCCTGCACCTGAAGCGCCGCGCCGTCGGTCACGAGCGCACGATCCGGCAGACGGATGCGCAGGGTCGAGCCGATCTTCGCGCCTTCGACGGCGAAGCTGTCGTCGTACTGGCGGTTGACGTTGCGGGTAAGCACGAGGTTGTTCTCGAGGATTTCGAGAGACTTCCGCGTGATCATGTCGATGGTAAGAAGCGAATTGGACATGGTGATGTTCCCAGATTAACGGTTGCGCTGGGCCTCGTACTTCTTGATCTGCCGCATCCGTTCCGCCTCGATCCATTCCGACGTACTCATGGTCTTGGTAGACCGAGGGTCGGTGGTGTCAAACGCGGGCGCACCTTTGGTGCGGGCTGTGACAGGAGCAATCGGTGCCGGGGCCGTCGAAGTCCTGCGAACGGGCGGGTTGTCGCTCAGTTTGGCTTCAATCCGTCCGATCTCTTTCGCCTGCAAGAAAGGCGCCATCTGGGCGATCCGCTGGGCTTCTTTCGGGTTGGAACCGAGGTAATAGATCACATCGGGGCCAATATCCGAAGCCTGGATCGTCTGGGCCATCACATCCGTCACAGGGAGGTTGGGGTTGTAGGCGACCTGCTCGAAGTCGTCGTACTTGTCCCGCGCCTCTTCCTCTTTCGTCTGGTATTGCTCCAGAAGGGCAGTCTGCTGCTTGGCGGCATCCCGCCTTGCAATCAGCTCCTCGGCTTTCCGTTCGGCCAGTGCTTCCGCATAGGCTTCAGGAGAGTCGAAATGCTCTTGGGGAGGTATATCGACCGGCGCGTGACGCGCCTGCATCTCAGCCTGCCGTTGAGCCTGCTCTCGTTCCCATTTGCGCTGCTCGCGTGCGAGGCGCTTGCCGACGATTGCGTCCAGTTCTTCCTGTGTGAAAGTCTTGGACTGCTCTTGCTCGTTCGGCGTTTCCGGCGTCAGGTTTTCTTCAGGCTGGACTGCTGCCGTGGCTTCCAGTTCTGGCGCGGAAACTTCCGCTTCAATCGGGACATTCTCGTCCATGTGTAACCCCTACGGAGTTCCCGGTGAGCCTCGCCGGTACGGTAGGCAATTAAACTACAGCATATGTTGCGCGGGCACAACACAGCATTTTATTCAGTCGCGGGCGCGATCACTACCTGCAAGCCGTTGTCCGCGCACACCGTGGCGAAGTGGTCCGTATAGTCTGGCCAGAACGAGTAAATCTGCAAGGCCATCATGGTGTCGTATTCGGCTTGGCTGATACCTGCGGATTCAACCTCGGGCGGATAGTAGCCCGTCTCCACCATCTGCTGGAATGCGTCACCGGCCCACGCGTGTAGGCCGTAATGCGTTGCAGGTTCGCTGCCATCAGCAGACAAGGGGACGCTGTAGCTTTCAGGCCCCCAGCCCATAACCTCACCTACCGCGTTACCGGTGGCCACTTGATCGAGCGGAAGGATTAGAACAGCGGACTGCATTAGATCACCACCGTTGGAGCAACACGCGCGCCGAGCCACGCTTCTGTTTGCGTGATAGTCGCCGCAGACAGGTTCGTACCGAAGCGGACGATCAGGCCGAAGATTTGGCCGTTGTAGGGGAACGATGCTCCTGCTCGCCGCCCAATGTAGAGTGGGTAAGTCAGGTAGTTGCCGGTGCCTTGGTCGGTCGCGGTCGAGGCGACTTGCACGCCGTTCGCCCGCAGGATTGCCGTATCAGCCGCAATATCCCCGATGCCGGTGACAACGTTGGTGATCGGTGCCGTGAAGGTGGTGGCCGACACGCTGATACCGGTAACTGACCCCTGAGAGCGCCAGTTATAGTTAGCCGCCGCTCCAGAGGGCGCAAAGATGCCGATAGTGCCGGGGTTCGTGGTCGAGACGCTACTGCTTTCAATCAGTACGCCGGTCGCAGCATCACTCAGCTTCCGTACGCCCGCGAACACCTGCGCCTTGTCGATCCCCGGCACGATGTTGCCGGTGAGCATACCGTCGTCCGTGCCGTCAAACGAGACGTAGGAGCGGCTTGCGACGCCCGCCTCGGTTACGTCAAAGGCCGTGCCGACGCGCTGGTAGGCTGTGGCGGTAGAGCCGGTTTCGAGTTGCGGCTCCGAAAATAGAATATCGGCAGTGTTGCTGTTTGCGGGAGATTGACCACCGCGAAGCCGCACGAAGAAGTTGATCGCGCCCCCTCCCGCCGTGCCTGTTACAGGGAACCGCTGCCAAGTGCCGGTTACCGTGATATTGGTCGCCGTGCCCGCTGCGTCGGTAAGTTGCAGCGCATACGAACTGGTGCCGTCAAAAGAGCGCAGCCACACACTAAATGTGTGCGCTCCTGCCGCCAACGTGGCCGACTGCCTAAAGGAGCTAATGTCGGTTGCGGTGGTTCCGCCGTTTAGAGAAAGCTGCAAACGGCACGCGGTTACGCCTGCGGGCGAGGTGCCTGCGGCGAGTGTCCGCGTAGGGACAAGGCCAACACCTCCGTTGCCAAGAACCCAAACAGCGTTATCAAACTGCTCGGTGAACGTCAGCAGGTTCCGGCGCCCGCCCGCAGGCACGATGCCATAAGTAGGCCGCTGCGCTGCGTTGGACTGCGTGGCGTGGTTGCCGGGAAGTTCCTTGACGGAGACGTTGTCGATGGAGCCGGTAAATACGCCGCCTACAAACCTTATAGAGGCATCGGCAACGGCAACCATATACTCGGTAAATGTTCCGTTTGCCGCGCGGGCAACACCAATTACCGGAGTGCCGCCTGTAAATCTCGGTGTGACGTTTCCGCTAACGTATCCTGAAACGGTATACGTCACAGCGTAAGTCTTACCCGCCGATATTACAATATCCTGCTCCAAGGTGCCTGAAGAGGCCAACCAAGACGCAACGCCGCCAGAAATGATGACTAGTGATGCGGTCCAACCAGTACTTCCACCCGAGTAGTCCCCGTTCGTAACTAGTTCAGGCCCAAGCACCAAGCCCTGAGACTTATCCAGCATCAGGCCCACAGACTGCCCCGGCGTGGTCACAGGTGTGGTGCCCGCGCTATCTTGGAACAGCGTCGTCAGGTCAGATGGATCGTACCATGCGCCTTGCTCGCCCGCTGAAAACAGCGACGTTGGCGAGAACGCGGTGCTGGTGCCCCGACGCGTTGCTAGGCTTGTGGACGCCAGCAGCCCCACGCCCAAGCCGTTACGGACGGGGATGCCGAAGCTCATCGGATGTTGATCGGCTTTGCGTACAGCGTGCCGCCCGCGCTAATCTGGATTGCGCTGACACGCCACGGCGCGCCCGTGCTGCCGTTGCCGCCAGGCTGCGGCACAAAAAACGGGACCGGCGTGTTCGCCGGGATCGGTGTTGCGCTGGTCGTAGCGGTGACACCTTCGCCGACGAGGATGTACGCGTCGGACGTACTCCACACCAAGACACCTTGCGGGCCTGCGGCCCACCCCGTAACCGACCCGGCGGTGCCGGTGTACGCGACGGACTGCGCGGCAAACCCGGCGTCGTTAAGAGGGCGTAGCAGTTCCATACCCGATCCTTGTGCCAAAATTCAGTCGGCGATTGACCGACAAACTTGTACCGTGTTTCCGGTTCTGCGTCTACTCTCGCGCAAAGCCTGAAACAAACTGCGTATCCTCACGCGTCAATGCGTCGCTCGACCCCTTACTGCGACATTTCCCAGCGCACGGTGCTGGTGTCCAGCGCGCTGGAAGACTTGATGTCGAAGCCCACGCCGTCGGTGCCGGGCTGCACGTAGAGCGCGCCCAGAGTGCCCCCGTTGGTCGTTCGGGTCAGCGTGATCTTGCTGCGTTGCGGCTCCAAGCCCCCGCTCCCGCCAGCGTAGTTGCGGTACGCGGTGTTTGCAATGGTGACGGAGCCTGCGACCAACGTAGCGTACCCCTGCCGATCCGTCGCGGTTTCAGTGGTGGCGTTGCCGCTCGACTGCGGGCTTACACTCTGTAGACCACTGAGTGAACTCCACAGCTGGTTTGCGTACCCCGGAATGCGGCTGTTCTTTACGCGTACGTTGCCCAGATTAAGGCCGGTGTTGGCTCGCAGAAAATAGGTCTGCTTGGCGTCGGCCGGCGCGACAACGCCGTCGATAAGCATGTCGTTGCCCGTCGTGACGCGAATGCACTCGGTGTTCTGCGAAAAACGCGTGCCGCTGCCGACATAGCCGCCAGCCGTCCACATACCGGAGCCGCCACTGATAGGGATTACGCCTGACCGGTTGTTGATGGTTCCGCTGTTGATAATCCGGCCGCCGATCCAGACCCCGCCGTCATAGCGCCAGTTGACGCCAAACCGACCATTGTCGCGTGCAACGCAGCCAATTGCCTCAATGCCCGTCGCACCGGACTCTTGCGAAAAGCCGTCAATCGCCGCGCCAAGCGCTTCGCAATGATCCAGAATGACGTTGGTCGTGCGGATTTGGAACCCGTCGTCGGCCGAGCCTTCGCTCATGCAGTAGCTGAACGTAATCTCACGCCCAACGTCGTGCGTATCGTAGCCCGAAAGGCTCGTAGCGAACGAACGCATACCGTAGGTCGCTACGTTGATCGGCTGGCCGTAATCGTCAACGGCGCCCCATACGACCGACACGGCGTGGCGAACGTCTGTCATGACCCCTTGGTCAATGCGGATGTCCTCGCACATGTTGATGATCGACACGCCGTAGTAGCCGCCGTGCGTCATGCGCGGATCGTAGATGTCGATGTCAATGCAGTTGTTGAGCTTGATGTAGTCGCCCGCAACGATGTCCGCTGCGTAGGGTTGTTTGGACCCAAAGGCCACCGGCTCAATGATCTTCGCATTCGCCACGTACTTGAGGTAGATCGGGAACTTGATCAGGTTGTTGCCGAACTCTTCATCGTTCAGCGTCGGGCGCTCAATGATGATGTTCTCGACCATGGTCGGCTTGCCGACGCTGGCGTTCGCCGCCGTGGTAAAGCTATAAGGCAGCGGCTTGTGAACCGTGATCGTGACCGGCCCCGGACCCGTAATGGCCTCGATCTGGCGCAGGCACGCCTGCTTGGCGTTCCGGGCATTCGGGCAGCCGGTGATGACCGTGTCATCGCGCATCTCGACCCAATCGCCGACGGCCCAACCTGCCGGCAACGACGCAAGCTGAAACGTGATAGTGCCTTCAATGGTATTGGCAGACAACGCAAACCAGAGTGTCGGGGCTTCACCTTCGGCCCGGATGCAATACGTCGGTGCGGTGCTGTTGAACGGCACGAGACGCGCGTCTGCGTCAAACGACAGCCAAGTGCCGTTCTGCACGATGCGGATGCCGTTTCCGCTGATGCCGTACCGCGCGCCCGTGCCAGACCCGCGAAGCTGCGGCACGTTGACGCGCAAGTTGGCCGCGAGCGCCGCGTTGATCGTGCTGGTCCAGTCTGCGCCGTTCGGCGTCAACACCGATCCTTCGCGGATGGCGAACGGCTGGTAATCGACGAAATCCTGCACTGTGCCGCCGTCGGTCAGGCCGACAAGGTCGCCACCTTCGCCCGACGCGGTAGACGCCAGTTCAGCCTTGGTCACGTACCCGTCAAGGTCGGCTGCCGTGGCGATGCCGGAAATGTCGTCCTTGGTCCAGATTTCGACGTCAACAGCGGTCTTGAGCGTGAACTTGTATGCTGCGGAGGCCGTCAGCCAGACCTCGCTCGGCACGCGCCCGGCGCTGTCCAGAATAATCGGGTTGGCGTGTGCCGTGCCTCCGCTGCTACTCGTGAACGTCGCGCGGGGCGTGGTCGTGCCCGCGCTGTACGTGAACAACTTGCCGCCCGCCAGCGGGACGCCATTGCTCGTGAAAAACTGCCATCCGGCGCCAGCAAGAGGAGAAAGAGCGACCATGTTGCGTCCTTACGCCAAAAATCTGAGCTTATACAACGAGGTGCGGTACAGCTTGACGACGGTGTCAATCTCGTTCTGGAGCGCCGTATCGTCTTTCTCAAACGCAATATACCGCGCTTTTTGCAGATCGGCCAGTTGATCCTGCAAGAACTCGACGATGTTGGTCGTCTTCTTGGCGCTCAGCAGCGCGATGGGGCCGATCAGGCCGTACTCGCCTTGGTACTGCTCGGCCAACCCGTCGGCGAGGTCAACGATCTCGTCGTAGAACGTCTTGAGGGCCGAGTGCTTGGAAAAACTGCGTGTGTTGAGGTGGACGGAATGGGCTACATCCCGCGCAAGAAACAGCGCGCCGATGAAATCCGCGCAGGTCTTCATTCCAGCATCCCTTCGGGCGGCATTTCAGGGGCTTCCATCGGCATTTCGGCCATCTCGGGCGTTTCCATCGGCATTTCGGCCATTTCAGGGGCTTCTTCACCCCCAAAACTGCCCATTTCGGGCGGCTGCATGGTCGGCGCGACCAGATCGCCTGCGTCCAGCGCTGCGTGCAGGGTGCCGAGCACGATATCTTGGATTTGCTCGGGTGACATGCCGCTCTGCATCGCCGTAAGCCGCTTCGTCTGGGCGTCGTATGCCTTGATTTGGGCCTCGAACTGATCGACCTGAACCTTCTGGACCTCGGCCGACTGCTGGATTTGCTCAATGGCGTCCACGGTGCGGTTGAGTTCTTGCGTGAGGACGTCAATTTGCTGCTTGGCGGCCACCATTTCGGGGCTTTCGTCGCCGTCTGCGACCACTTTCGGGTCCAAGATTTTCTTGAACCGCTCAGCCATTTCCTGCGCGCCCGGCCAGTCCATGTTCTTGATGAACAGGTCGCCCGCGACCGCCCAAAGTTGCGGGTTGGTCTGCAAAATCTGGCTCATGGCGTCCAGAGCTTCCTGACGCTTGGTCATGTAGCCCGGCCCGGTCGTGACCATGACGTCGTATGTGCCGATGGTCGGGTTGTAGATCGTGTCGATTAGCGCGCCGGTCTCGTCGCGGATTTCATTCACCGGCTGCTGCTGCTCGGGGTTGATCTTGACCATCTCGACCGAGCCGTCCACGCCGATGATGCGCGCGATCCGCTGCGTGTCGTAAATCTTGGGGATGGCGTCCACAAGCTGGCGCGTGACGTGTCGCACGGCGCGAGCGAGGTTGTCCACGTAGTGGTACGTCCCGACGTCGCCCTGCTTCTCGCGCGCGAGGATGGCCTTGCCCGACCGCTCGTTGCCCGACATGCCCAGCGAGGCGTCGTACTGGCCCGTGGTGGCCTTGATGTCCTCGCCGGCGCCGGCCTTGGCCTGTAGCAGGCCGCTGGACGCCATGGGCGGCTGCGCGCGCTGCGGCAGCGGCAGAGCGCCGCCTAGGCCATCCGTGGCGTCAGGGTTGACCTCCAGATACGGCCAGTTGGTCGTGTTGGCGGTCTTCCACTGCTGCTCGTAGCCCTCGAACTGGCCGCCGTAGCCGATGAACGGAGCTTTGGGCGCCAGCGCGAGCATTTCGGCTTCCTGGCTGACCCAGTAGTTGTACATGCGCTGCGCGTCCTTGGCGTTGCGCACGAGGCCCGAGATGTAGACTTGGCCCTCGACCTCCCACTCGTTGCCGATCACGCGGACGACGGGTATCCACTTGCCGACCCACTCGCGCTCTTCCAGCACGTCGAAGCCGTTCGTCTTCATCCACATGACCTTCTTGCGGTCAACGTCGCGGCTGCGCAGCGGGGCGCCGTACAGCGCCATGAGTTGCTTGTCCTTGGGCGACTTGGAGAAGGCGGTCTGGTTGTCCGGGTAGAGGTGTAGCACGGCACGTTCGTGCTTGTAGTAGAAATACTCCGCGATGCGGACGGTATCCTCGTTCAGCCACGCCGAGATCGACTCGTTGCCGACGCCCTGCGACATGAGGCTGGAGATGGGCGACGCGTCCGGGAACTCGCGCTCGTACTCGTCCTTCGTCATGTCCTGCGTGACGAAGCACCACTGCGCGTCGGCGCCGCAGGGGTCTTGGATCGTCGGGTCCATGTAGACGCTGAAGGCGTTGCGGACGCGCGCGATCTTGAGGTCTTGGTCGAAGCTGTCCTCGCTACAGTATTCCGTCAGGATGCGGATGTAGCCTTCGCCGTACGTCACCTGGTTGTCGCAGGCCGTGTCGTAGGCAACGTCCGCGTCCGAGATGTACTCGATGTGCTTGACCACGCCGTCGAGGATGGCCGCGACCTTGACGTCGGCCTTGTCGTCCACGGGGATGACCTTGCCGCTCGGCCGGTTCTGGCGCTGCTCGTTCGTCACCTGCCGGACATGCTGCGGCAACTTGTTGATCGTCAGGCAGGGCCGCGCGTTGATCGTCTGCCCCTGCACCGAGCCGCGCGTCGCCAGCACGTCGGCGGGCCACTGCCACTGGTTGTCGGGCGAGCCTGCCATAAACCGCAGGTCGTCCAGTTCGTCCTCGCGGCTGTCCGAGTACGCGGCCATGGCCATCTTGAGGCGGCTGCGCATGACGGCGAGCGTGTCGGTCTTGTCCTTGGCCGATGGCGCGTTGCTGCCTACGTTGGCGACTTGCCCCACCTTGATGATGCCGGTGGCGTCAGCCATGCGTTCAACTTCCCATCCATGACGTACCTACACCGGCCGGAGAATACGCCCGCGCGCCGGTCCTGTCAACGCGCCCTTCACGCGGCTCGCGCCGCCCGACCGGGAACGCGAACGTCACGGCGATGGCGTCGGCCGCGTCGGGTGAGGCCAGCCCGCGCGACTTCATGTCCTTCTTGCTTTCGAGGAACAGCGCACCCTTGCTGTCGGGCTTGGTCATGGGGCCGATCAGGTCCGACTTCAGGAAGCGGTCGTTCGGCACGCTGGCGTCCTTGAGCCAGTCGCGCATGGCGCCCCACATCTCGGCGCGCTTGTTGCCGTACATCACCGGCTTGGACGACTTGTTCCCGAAGTTGACGCCCCTGATCTTGTACCGCTGCTCCTTGAGCCGGTCCACGACGCCCGCGCCGAGGCCGCCCTCGTCGATCACGACCATGGCCGGGGCGTACTCCTCGATGGCGTCGATCACATGGCCGACGACCTCCATGGTGTCCGCACCCCGGTGCCGCTTCAGCGCGACGATGTCGCGGCCCTGCCGCACGGCGATGACAGTGGCGTCGCTGCCAAAGCGCGCCGGGTCCACGCCGATGACGATGGGCGCCGTCTCGTCCTTGTAGCGCGGGCGGCGCATGGCGTCGTCCACCACGTTGACGGGGATGAATTGGTCGTCGCCTTCCGAGGGGAAGCATCCGTACACTTCAACGTTGGCCTGGTAGCTGTCCGCGCCGTACTCGTCGATGATCGACTGGTACATGCTCTTGTCGGTGCCCTCGACGTCGCGGGCGTCGATGTTGCGTGTGTGCCAGAAGTCGCGCTTGGAGTGGAACGTCTCGTAGAAGTACCCGGTGTTGCGGCGCGGGTTGGAGAACGCCAGCCAGAAGCGGTGCGGCGTGTTCTCGGTGAAGAACCCCTGACTGACCGCCCAGATGCTGTCGGGGATGCCGCTTGCCTCGTCGAACACGAGCATGACGCCGTCGTGGTTGTGGACGCCCGCGTAGGCGTCCGGGTTCTCCTCCGACCACAGCCGGCCTTCGACGGCCCAGTACCGGGTGCCTTTCTTGAGGTCGCGCTCGACCAACTCGGTCAGCCACTTAGCCGGCATGATCCGCGTCGCGGCGACCTCGTACCAGTGGCTGTTCAGCGCCATGGCCAGCCACTTGGTAATCTCGGCCCACGTCACACTGCGCAGCTGCGCCTCGGAGTTGGCCGACACGATGGTCGTCGACCCGATGCGCGTTGAGAGCATCCAGATGATGAGCCACGAGACGAGGGCCGACTTGCCAATGCCGCGCCCGGAGGCGACGGCCTCACGCAGCACGCTGTAGTCTACCCGGCCATTGTTCGCCCGGATGTGGTCGCGGATGTCGGCCAGCACCTTGCGCTGCCACGCGCGCGGCCCCTTGAAGTGTTCCAGCGGTGTGCCTGTCTCGCCCCACGGGAACAGCAGCAGCACGAACGCCAGCGGGTCATCCTTGATCGTGGGCGACCACAGCCGCGCCATGATCTCCATCTCCCCGGAGGCGTCGTAGAGGGGCTGCTGCATGGGTGGTGTCCTCTATCAGGGGCGTTTCGGCGTACAGCCCCTCGATGACGCGCGTCTGGGCTTTTTCCAGCGCGGCCGTGATGCTGATCTGCTGGTCGATGTTCACGTCGATCTGCTGCTTCGCTACCCAGCCATGCTGGTGCTTGAGAATTTCCAGCGCCGCCTTGGCGTCGCCGGACGCCGCCGCGTCGTGCAGCGTCTTGCCAGCGCTGTACTCGCCGTCGGCGCGGCCCTTGAGTTCAGCCATCTCGACCAGCGGGTCGAACTCCTGAAGCCGCCGGAACTGGCTTGGTGTCAGGCCAACCCGGATGGCGAGGGCGTCGCCCTTAAGGCCGTACCGCGCCGCCTCGTAGATTGCCTCCAGCCGCGCCTCGGTCGCCGCCACGCGCTCAGGCGCGAAGGGTATGGAGTAGAAGCTCATGACGGCAGGATACGCCGCGCTCGGCGTTTTGGCAATTGGCCGTTGGCAAGGAATTTTTGCAAAAAATTTCTGCAAAAAAAATTTTGCTTGCGGCCCCTCAGTCACCGTCTCCCGAAACCCAAGGCCCCCTACCCCCCGGTCTGCGGAAAGCCGCCAGCCAAAAGCGGACCGGCCATGCCAAGCGCGGACCGGTCAAGTGCAGCGCCAGGATTGCAGCTTGCGGTCATGCCATTGCCGAAGCTGGCGCGCGTCACGCCATTTGGTTGGTTGGCGGTTTAGGTCATGCGAAATCAAGTCGGCATCGCGCCAAGAGAGGTTGGCGGTTTAGGTCATGCGTTTGGAAGTCGGTTAGCGGCTTGTGTTTGCATTACCTAAACCGCCCAGCTTTTTGCGCTTGGGTGGCCGATTGGCGGTTTGGGCGGTTTGGGTAGTGGTTTTCAGTTGACGGCGGGAGAAGAGGCGCGGCGCTCCACAGTCTCCCGTACAGCATATAGTTTCATATGTAACTAATTTACCCCTCAAACAAATACACAAACCACTACCTAAACCGCCAATCAGCCCCTCAACACCGCAGAAATCCGGGCTTTCCCCTTTGGCAATCCCCGGCGCAAAACCGCCTACCAGCTACCCAAACCGCCAACAAAAACCGCCTACCTAACCGCAGCGGTTAGTTTCACGCGGTCTGCAACAAAGTCTTTGACAGCCCCGCGCAAATATGAGAGGGTAAAACATCAAACGCAGATAGGAGCACATCACGTGACTGATAACCGCAAGATTGACATTTACCTGCTGAACCGGACACGCGGCGTTTGGCAGTACGAGTGCAGCACAACGTGGAGCAAGACGTGCCGCGAAGCTAAGGCGGCGTTTCTGCGCCGCCATGACGGCCTTGACGCTGGCCAAGTTAAGGCGCGGTTCGCGTGAGCATCCTCGCTCATCTCATCCTGTACGCGGCCGGCTTCACCGCCGCCGCGTCCATCGCCCACACCGTCCGCACCACAGCGCCAGCCGTCCGCGCGCTGCTGCGCCA